CCGTGGTCGTTGTCGTGAGCGGCGGCATTCCAGTCGTGAACGTTGCCAGCGGCGCGCCTCTCGCCACCGTCGCCACCAGTGGCATTCAGATCACCATTGTGACCAGCGGCGGCATTCCTCTCGTCGTCCAAGGCATCTAACCCCCGGAAGGATACTCACATGGCAAACACGACCCGACTTGTCGAACTCTCCATGGTTCCGCCCCTTGCAAAGGAGGTTGCAACCCAGATCGACGCGGCTCTTGCTGGCAAGGCACAGGTTGCGGCTCTCGTGGCCCTGACCGACAATAGCGGCGGCACGGCAGACGACACGGTGGCTGTGGTTCCAGCCGCAACCGCAGCATCCACCGACACGAGCGCGGCCTCGCTGGCGTCGACCAATACTGCCTTGACGGCGATCAAGAACGACATCGCGGACCTGGCTGGCAAGATCAACGCTGTCATTGCGGCGCTGAAAGCCTGATGCCCTACGCCTGGATTGACCTCGGCAATGGCCGCAAGGTCTATCGCAAAGCAGCGGAACCCGGCGGTGAGCGTTCCTCGCTGCCTTGTCCGATGCTGGTTCGCGCCTTTGCCCACCCTGTTCAGTCCATGGCGGATGGGCGCTACTACGACACGCCCCGCGACCTTGAACGCACCTATCGCGCGGATGGCAATCCGTCAGGGCAAGAGTTCATCGCCCTTGGCAATGAGACGATGAAGGCTCCAGAATACGTGCCCGATGCGGCCGAGCGTCGGAACGACCTAAAGCAGGCCATGCATGATGTGTTGGCCGGCAACATCTCGCCCGAAATCGCGGCGATCGCCTAACCCTATTCCCCTCAGACAGGAATAATCCAATGACCGAGATGCAAGCGGCGCCCGTTGCGGGCACGGCTCCCCTTTCCACGTCCATTGATACCGGCGGCGCACCGCTCGGGCAGGGTGGGGGCATTCCCAGCCTCAACGAGCCGAAGGTTGCCCCTGAAGCACCAAAGCCAGCCGCCAAGCCGGAAAGCGCAGGCGACACCCTCAAGGGCGAGATCGCTCGCATCAAGGATGAGGAAGCCAAAGAGGCTGAGAAGCTCAAGGAAAAGGGCACTGAGGCAGTCAAGGACGCCCAGACCAAGCTGGACGAGGCCGAGAAAGCCGACAAAGAGGCGAAGGCCGCCAAGCAGAGCGACGAGACAACGAAATCAGCCAAGGCCGATGAAGACGGCAAGGCTGAGAAGGGCGCGCCTGAAAAGGTCGCGACCGGGCAGGGGGAAACGGAACGCTCGCGCCAGTCTGAGGGGCAGAAGCATCACGAGCCTCCTGCCCGGTTTTTGCCCAAGGCCAAGGAAGTATGGGCCAATGTTCCCCATGCGGTGAAGGGCGAAATTGCGCGCCTGTCGCAGGAGCATGAAGCAGAAGTCACCAAATACCGTGAGGCCGGCGAACGCTACGAACCCATCCGCCAATATGATGAGCTGGCCAAGCGCAATGGACGTGAACTGAAGGACAGCCTGGCCAAGGTCACCGAGATCGAAACCGCGCTGGCCCGCAACCCGATCGCCGGGCTTGAGAGCATCCTTCGCGAGATCGGCCCACGCAAGGCCGACGGCTCGCATGTGTCGCTGTTCGAGGTCGCGCAATACATCGTTCAGCAGGGCCCGCAGCAGTTCGCTCAAAGCGTCCAGTCGGCACAGCAGACTCAGACGCAGCAGCGCCAGCCTGACCCAGAGGTGCAGGCCCTGAAGCAGGAAATCCAGACGATGCGCGCCGAACAGGTCGAGGCGTCGATCATCACCCCATTCGCGGCTGCGAACCCGCGATATCACGAGTTGCAGGAAGACATCGCGTTCTTCTTGCAGTCGGGAAAAATCCCCGCGTCCCTGAGCCCTCAAGAGAAGCTTGAAGCTGCGTATGACATGGCTGTTCGGATCAATCCGACTTCTTCAGTCACACCTTCCCAAGCCCGTGAGGCTCCTGCCGTCGCGAACCCCGCGCCCTCCGACGAAGCTGGCGCGAAATCCATCCGAGGTGCTCCCAACGGGCAAGACCCCGACGAGGAAGACCCCGACGCAACCGACATCAGGAAGCTTTTGCGCAGAGAGATGCGGAAAGCCTCCTAAAGGAGCAATCCAATGGCTATTGTAACAGATCGTCAGTACCGTCAGGCGCTGACCGCTTCCGTCGCGAAGCGCTCCAAGATTGTGCAGGACATCGTCCACAAGTCGACGCCGCTGACCAAGATCCTCAAGGATTCTGGCCGCATCCGCGTCAAGCGAGCCGGCGGCCCGGAACTGCGCATTCCAATCCAGTTCGACAAGCTCAATGCGCAGTGGTTCACAGGCTACGACAAGATCGAGATCACGCCGCGTGAACTGCTCAACTCGGCAGTGTTCAACTGGTCGCGTGTCGTCAGCATGTTCTCGCTGAACGGCACCGAGCTGATGTACAACACTGGCGAAGAGGAAGTCATCGACCTGATGGACTTCTACATCGCCGAAGCCGAGAAAACCATCAAGGAAGAGTGGGAAGCCGCTCTTGTCGGCGATGGCACTGGCTCCGGCGGCAGGCAGATGATCGGCCTTGGCGGCGGTGTCCCCATCGTCACCAACTCGGGCACCTACGGCGGCATCGATCGCGCAAACGTCCCGAACTGGCGAACGACCTACTATGACGTGCCGGCGGGCGATGTGTCCGGCTTCACAGCATGGGACTCGACTACGGCGCGCCCGATCATGGAAAAGGTCGCCTTGGCCCGTTCGCGCAACTCCATGTATCCCGATCTCTGGATCATGGATGCGAACGCGTACGCGCCTGTTTCGGCATCCATGGTCGCACATCAGCGCATCACCACCCAGCGCGCCGCAAACCTTGGCTTCGAAAGCCTCGGTGTGTGGACCCCTGCCGGCCTGGTGGACGTTGTTGCGGCTGGTGGCATCGGCAACGTCATGCCGGCAAACACCGTCTTCGCGCTCTCGACTGAAGGTCTCGCGATCTACGAGTTCCCTGGCCAGTCGTTTGTTCCGTTCCACCCCGGCGACGGCATCCGTCCGATCAATCAGGACGCATGGGCACAGGGCATCGTCTGGTCTGGTCAGTTCGTGGTGGAGAACCCTCTCCATCAGGTCCGCATCAAGACCGCGTAACCCGAGCAAAGAAAGGATACCAACATGGCAAACTCTGTACCGTTCCGCACCACTCCGCAGCTCGGCCCGCAGCTTTCGGACGTGTTCACCGGCCTCCCGTACTGGGACAACAACGGCATCTCTTCGCCTTCCTACAAACTCGGCAATGTCGAGATGGGCGACGACGGCCGAGAATACTACTGGGTCCAGGCATCCGCAGACATTGCGGCAACCGCCACGACCGGAACGCAGGTGACGATGACTGTCCCGGCCTTCACAGTGGCAACAGGCGCCGGCGGCTTCTATACGCCGGTCAACACGGCGATTGTGAGCGGCCAGTACTTCCACGTCAGCCGTGGCGCTAAGAACGCCGTCCCGGCCTAAGGCCACCACCAGCACATAGAGGCGGCTCTCACGGGCCGCCTTTTTCTTTGGCCAAACCTCTCAGACAGGGAACAACCCAAATGGCAGAGTCAGTCGCAATCGATACGCGTGAGATCACCATCACGCCGCTATTCCGGTACGAAAGCATCGAGGACATCAACGCTTCAGAGCGGGAAGGTCATCTGGTCAAGAAGATGGTCCAGGTGGTCGAGGTCCGCTTTGCCGGATCCAAGAACTATTCCCCGGTTTTCCCCGTCGACGCGATGTGGAAGCGGGAAAACGGCAAGGTCGTCACCTATGCCGAACGCTGGTCGCAGCAGTACCGCGACTTCCTCGCCGGCGCAGACCAGGAGGCTGCAGGGACGCCGCTTGAGATGCTGAAGGCCTACGGCATTTCGGACGCGAACCTTTCGCTGTGCCGCGCGCTCCGCATCTATTCGATCGAGGCACTCTATCATCTGGAGGGTGACAACCTCAAAAGCCTCAGCATTGCCGGCAACGCGCTCAAGGACATGGCCCGCGCCTACATGGCAGACCGTGCCAAGAGCAGCGACGGCGCTAACGAGCTAGCTGCGCTTCGGGCAGAACTGGCCGCACTCAAGGCTCAGATCATCCCGGTCAAGGAGCCATCGCCGCAGGAGGTTGAAGCGCTTGTCGAGGTTTCGAACGCTGAGTTCGAGGCATTGGACGACGCGGAACTGAAGGCTCTGATCAAGGACAGGACCGGGCAGGCGCCCCGTGGCACGCCAAGCAGGGAATTCCTGCTCAATGCCGTGCGCGAACTGGCCGCCTAAGGGGCACCCCTATGACCGTTCTCAGCGCCATGCAAAGTGCGGCGGTTCGGCTCATTGGCCGCAAACCGACCACTTTCTTTTCGTCTCAGCAAACGTTCGAGGTCGAAATCGTCGACCTGTTGAATGATGTCGCTGACGACATTGCGAAGAGCCACGACTGGCAGGCGCTGACGAAGGTCCACACCATCACAGGCAACGGGACGGATGAAACTTTCCCGTTGCCCACCGACTACGACCGCATGTTGATCGACTCAGACGTGTTTGACCCAAACAATTGGGCGTGGGGGTACTTCCACTACACCAATCTCAACTGGTGGCTTCGGGACAAGGCCCAAGGGTTTTCGATGATCCCGGGCGGCTGGATCATGCTGGCCGACCAGTTCAATTTCTTCCCCATTCCGGCGGCCGCTGCGAAGGCCGAGTTTCCCTATATCTCAGGCGAACTCGCGCGCAGCACAGCGGGCGCGCCACAGAGTGCCTTTCAAGCCGACTCTGATGTTTTCGTGCTGCCCGAAAAGCTGCTGACGCTCGGCCTCATCTGGCGATATCGCGCCCAAAAGGGCATGGGCTACGCCGAAGACATGCAGAACTACGAGATTGCCCTATCGCAGGCGCAGGCCCGCGATGGTGGGTCTAAGGTCATTCGGAGCAACTCGCGCGTTCGCCGCGGCAACATTGGCATTGCTTGGCCGTGGGAGCTTGGCTAATGCGCCAACCAGTCGCTCAGCACAAGCAGAGAGACGCGGAGCCCTTTCCATTCGCCGCGCCCACTGCCGGATGGATCAGCAACCGCAACATTGCTCAGCCTCAGGGGCAGGGAGCGGCGCCAGGCGCCGCGGTCCTAGAGAACTTCTTTCCGACCGCCACTAGCGCGGTCTTGAGGCGCGGCAGCGATCTTTATGCAACGTTGGGGCAGGGCGATAAGCCTGTGACCTCGATGTTCACCTACAAAGCCGGAAACCAGGATGAGCTATTCGCCGCCACCGAGGATGCGATTTATAACATTTCGGTGGTCCCCTCAGCGTTTAACTGGACCTTGGGCGATGATCTCGATCAGTCTCTGGAAACAGACACTGGCGATACGATCGGTCAGAACTCGACCGATAACCTTGACGTTCTGTCGGCAACTGTTGGAGGCGACTGGATAACCGTTCAGTTCGCGACTGCAGGCGGTATCTTCCTTCGAGGTGTGAACGGTGAGGATACCCCCTTTGTCTATGACGGGGCGACGTTTGAAGAGACGCCGGCGCTGACCTTCGCGGCTCCTGATGCCGCGCTGACGCCGGATATCCTTTCATTCGTATGGGCTTACAAGCAGCGGCTACTCTTCATCCAGAAGGATACGCTCGACGCTTGGTATCTGCCCGTGGACAGCATCGGAGGTGAACTGGTCAAGTTGCCCTTGGGCGGGATCTTCGGGCTAGGCGGGTCATTGCTGTTCGGCGCGACATGGTCGATCGACTCGGGCAATCAGGGTGGCCTTTCGGAGCAGTGCATCTTCGTCACGACCGAAGGCGAGGTTGCCGTTTTTCAAGGTTCGAACCCCTCCGTCGCCGCGGATTGGTCTAAGGTGGGCGTCTACCGCATTGGAAAGCCGCTCGGAAAGCGTGCTTTCATGCGCGCAGGCGGTGACATCGTCATTGCAACTTCGATTGGCTTCGTGCCGATCTCTCAGGCTATCCAGCGCGACTATGCGGCTCTTGCGCCTGCTGCTGTGTCATTCCCCATTGAGACAGCATGGAATGAAGCCGTCGAATTGCGGTCGGCGCCTTGGAATGTCGAAGTCTGGGCCAAGTCTCAAATGGTGCTAGTCGCCCCGCCGACAGTGGCCGATACCGATCCAATCATCTTTGCCGCCAACGCTCGAACCGGCGCATGGGCTCCGTTCACAAACTGGGACGCCACATGCCTGGTCGTGTGGAAAGACCGTATGTTCTTCGGCTCTCAGGCTGGGAAGGTCGTCGAGGCCAATGTCAGCGGTCTTGATCAGGGGGAAACCTATACCGGCTCGTTTGTCCCACTGTTCGATACCTTGGGCACCTCAGCATCGCTGAAGATCCCATCCATGGCCCGCTTCACGGTGCGGGCGCAGATTGCAGTCGACCCACTGGTCACATGCCAGTTCGATTATGTGCCCAACCTCCCATCCGCCCCTGATGCGCCATTGGTGCCTATCGGAAATCAGTGGGGCAATGCCATCTGGGGTGAAAGCGTATGGGCCGGCCGCTCGGACGCGGTCATCTCACGCAACTGGTATTCGGTCGCCGGAACTGGCTATGCACTCGCACCGTCGCTGCAAATCACATCTGGGTCGGTTGTCCCTCTGGACGCCGAAATTATCAGCGCGGATCTGACCTATCGTGTCGCGGCGGTCGTGACTTGATCGTCGTCACTGATGAACGGGTCGCCAAGTTTGTCGGGGAGCGTGTCGCCTCAATCATCGTGCCCCCGTTTACGGCAATGGGCATTGAACAAGACAGCAAAGTCGTCACTGGCATCGTCTTTAATCATTTCACCGGGTGCGACGTCCACATGACGATCGCCGGCAGGCGTTGGCCGCGCGGTTTCCTGGCTGACATCGGCGCGTATGTCTTCGATCAGCTCGGCTGCATTCGGATGACGGCGATTACCGAGCAACCTCGAGTTGTCCGAATGGCCACGCGCCTCGGCGGGGAACTCGAAGGCTGTCTTAGAAATCACTTCGGTCCCGGCAGGGACGGGTTTGTCGTTGGCTTTCTACGAGAAGATTGGAAGTTCTAATGGTCTCAACGCCCAAGCCGCCAGATCCCTATCAGACCGCCCAAGCTCAGGCCGGCATGAACCGCGATACTGCGACAACGCAGCAGTTGCTGAACATGACCAACCAAGTGGGGCCTGATGGCTCTCTGACCTACAACCAGACGGGCACCAACTCGTTTGTCGGCGCCGATGGCAAGACGGTAAACCTGCCGCAATACACAGCAACAACGACCCTTTCGCCCCAGCAACAGGCGATTAAGGCGCAGTCGGACAAGGCGAGCCTCAACCTTGGAACCTTGGCGGCGGAGCAGTCGGGCAAGCTCCAGCAATACCTCAACGACCCGTTCAAGTTCGAGAACTCGGACGCGGAGCAGTGGGCCTATGACTTGGCCTCACCACGCATTATCGGCCAGCAGAAGCAGACCGAGGACCAACTTCGCACGACACTGGCCGGGAAGGGCATTCGAGAGGGCTCGGCAGCCTGGAATGCCGAGATGTCCCGTATGACGAATGCCAATACAGACCAGATGAACCAGCTTGCCCTGACGGGCCGTCAGCAGGCATACACCGAGGCGCTCCAGAACCGAAATCAGCCGATCAACGAAATCACGGCGCTGATGAGCGGCGGGCAAGTGTCGATGCCCAATCAGATCCAGACGCCTCAGACTGGCGTCGGTGGTGTTGATTACACTGGCTTGGTCAACAACAAATATCAGGCCGATTTGCAGGCTTCTCAGGCCAAGATGGGCGGCTTGTTTGGCCTTCTCGCTGCACCGTTCTCCATGATGAAGCTCTCCGATCGCCGCCTGAAGACTGGCATCAAAAAGGTGGGTGAACTGTTCAACGGGCTATCCGTCTACCTCTACCAGATCGGCGGCAAGATCGAGATTGGCTTGATGGCCGATGAAGTCGAGGCGGCCATTCCTGGTGCTGTGGCAGTCCATCCAAGCGGCTTCAAGATGGTCGATTACGCTCTCGCCTCGGAGAATGCATAATGGCACTCCCAAATCCCCTGAAAGCCTTCACCTGGGGTGCGGGTGGTGCTCAGTTGACGCCGGAAGATTTGGCTCGGATGCGTCAGATGGAAAGCGAACGCGCTGCCAAGGGCGTCGATTTTTCCCCCGTGGGTCATTGGACGCAAGGTCTTGCTCGCGTGGCGGACGCTTTGGCCGGGTCAGTTCGGCGCGGCCAGTTGGATGATGCGGCGACAGAAAATGCAGGCACTGACAGCCGCATTGCACAGGCTTTGCTTGGCGGCGGGGCCTCGGGCTTTCCAGCAGCGCCAGGCAGCGGGCAGTTCCCTGCTGCTCCCACAGCCAACCCAGGCGGCAGCGGCGGCATGACATCTCCAAACTACAAGGGAGACGAACTCGCATGGGCGGATGCTCAGCCCTATCAAAAGGCGCTGCTCAACACGATTGCAGGGCCCGAAAGCGGCGGGCGGTACAACGTGATCTATGGCGGCGGCAAGTTCGACGACTTCTCGAAGCATCCGGGGCAGGCCGTCCGCATCCAGACTGGGCCGAACGCGGGGCGCACCTCGTCAGCCGCTGGAAAATACCAGTTTCTCGGCCCGACGTGGGATGACCAGGCCGGCAAGCTCGGGCTCACCGACTTCTCGCCTGCCAATCAGGATAGGGCCGCGTGGAACCTTGCTGCCGAAACGTATAAGGCCAAGACCGGCCAGGACTTGGACGCAGTGCTTCAGTCTGGCGACCCCACAGCACTGGCAAACGTCGGCAAGGTGCTCAACCCGATCTGGACGAGCCTGCCGGGTGGCATCGAGCAGGGCACGAACACCGACAGGTTTGTCTCCACCTACCAGCGCGCCCTCAATGCCGGTGCTTCGCCCGCTCAAGCTCAGCAGGTGGCTCAACAGGAAGAAGCCGCGACGCCTGTTCAGGTGGCGTCTCTCGACCCATCAGCCGGCGTAGCCGAGGCGACAACTCGGCCAATCCCAGAGGAATACGCGGCAACCGGCCTTTCACAGCAGGCTTGGGACCGGATGAACGCGCCCGATGGTGCCGTGCCTCCAGTTCAGGCACCGGACCCGGCATCAGCCCGCGTTGCACAGGCTTTTGCAACGGCGGAAGCCCCAATGGCCCCAATGGCCCCAATGGCCACTATTGCTGCTCCAGCACTCCCTGCACCTCAGATGGTGGAAGATCGCCCCGTAGCCGAGCCTCAGCAGCAGATCGCTCAGGCTCTCATGGGGTCGAATACTCCGCTCGACCAAGTTCCGGTCATGGCGGGCGGCACATCTGGGGCCATGCAGCCAGGGCAGGCCTCGCAGGGCATCAATCCGGCGATCATCGAGGCCCTTTCCAACCCGGCGGCATCAGAGCAGACGCGCAAGATCGCCGGTATGCTCCTTGGACAGCAGATGGAGCAACAGGCAGCGGCCAATGATCCAATGCGCGCGATGCAACTTGAGAAGGCACAGCTTGAGCTTGAGCAGATGCGCAATCCGCAAGCGCAACCGCTCATAAACGCGGGTGGCGGCTCTATCTACAACCCCAACAATGGCTCTTGGCTGACGGCACCAGGCGCTGACCAAGAGAAAATCCCTGAGGCTATCAGGGCTCTAGAAATCCGCGCTGAACGAGCCGGGCTCAAGCCGGGTACACCAGAATACAACGAATTCATGATCAACGGCGGCCGCGGCGGCACGTCATTGCAGGTTGGTCCGGATGGGACAGTGCAGTTCCAGCAAGGCGGAGCCGCAAAGCCGCTTACCGAAAGCCAATCCAAACTGACCCTCTTTCAGTCCTTGCAGACCGAGACACAGCCTGTCCTGCTCGATCTGGAAAAGCAGTTCAACCCGGCTAACCTTACGGATGCGGCCGCTAGGTCAACGCCGATTGCCGGCAATTTCTTCAAGTCCGGTCAGGGGCAGATCTATGACTCCGCCGCCACGGCTTGGGCGGAAGGCGCACTGCGCATTGCGACTGGCGCAGCGGCAACGCCGGAGGAAATGGAACGCACCAAAAGGGCTTATTTCGCGCAGCCCGGCGATACACCGGACACTATCGCCTTCAAGGCCCAAATGCGCGAGATGTACAACCGATCGATCAACCGATCGCTTGGCAAGGCCAGTGAAGGAAGTCTTCCAAAGCCGAGTGACTTTGCCAAGAATTTCGATGATGGCGCAGGCTCCACCGATTGGCAGGACATGGGCGGTGGCGTCAAGATCCGCAGAAAGGCGCAATAATGCCGATCTTCGAATTGCAGGGCCCGGATGGCGCGACCTACGAAGTCGACGCACCAGATGAGGGCGCTGCGCTCATTGCATTTAAGGGGATGGCTGGTGGCAACCAGCCGGCCCACAATGCGCCTGAATACGTGCCCCCAGGCGTTGAGGGATATGACCCCAAGACTGGTAACGTCACGCGCCAATTCGGCATGGGTGAAAGCGGCGCTTATGGCGCGGCAGATACCGCAACATTCGGCTTTGGCGATGAACTGGCATCCATCCTTGGGAGCACTCTAACTGGCACACCCCGCGAGCAAGTGCTCGCCGAAATGCGCGGGAACCAACAGCAGGCGCAGGAGCAAAACCCCGGCTCATATCTGACCGGGCAGCTTGCTGGCGGTGTTGCCCAAGGCATGGCGTCGGCGCCGCTCACTGCATCTGCGCGGTTCGCTGGTTCTACACTGCTGCCCCGCGTTGCCGCTGGCATGGCTGATGGTTTGGTCGCGGGGAGCATCTATGGCGCTGGGTCAGGAACGGATGCAGAAAGCAGGGCATGGGAAGCCGCGAAGGGTGGTGGCTTTGGTCTAGCCGCTGGCGGAGCATTCCCACTGGTATCAGCAGGGGCGTCGAAGGTCTTTGAGACTGCCAGGAACGCAATATCTGCCCGCCCTATCGCTCAGCAGGCCGGGGCAGATCCTGAGACCCTTCGCCTTCTCGGTAGCGTTCTGGACGCAGACGGCTCGCTAGGCCCTACGGGGCAAGCCAATATGGCGCGTGCCGGCCAAGATGCCATGCTCGCCGATGCAGGGCCGAATGCTCGATCAATCCTTGATGCCTCAATCCAGCGTGGTGGGCCCGGTGCCGTCGAAGCCCGACAGGCGATTTCTGACAGGACGGGCAGGGCAAGCCAGGCCATCGCTGCAGCGCTAGACAGCACGCTTGGTGCACCTGAAGGCGTTACGGCCACCAGAACAGCCATCCGCCAAGGCAGCGCACCAGCACGCTCCATTGCATATGATGATGCTTACAAAGCGGCAATCGACTATGCCGACCCGCGCGGCCACGCTATCGAAAGCATCGTCAAGACCCGCGTGCCGCAAAGCGCCATAGCCGAGGCAAACGCGCTCATGCGGGCGGAAGGTCATACGTCGAGCCAGATCCTCGCCAAGGTGGCCGATGACGGCTCGGTGGTGTTCGAAAAGCTGCCCGATGTGCGGCAACTGGATTACATCACGCGCGGCCTCAACGAAGTCGCTGATCAGGCTGACGGCGCCGGCAAGCTTGGCGGCACCACGGCGAAGGGCCGCGCCTATCAGAACCTGTCGAGCGAAATCCGCGATCAACTGCGCGACCTTGTGCCAGCATACGGAAAGGCACTGGAAACCGCAGCCGATCCTATTCGCCGCTCCAAGGCTGTTGATCTCGGCTCCAAGCTTCTGTCGCCATCGATGACGCGCGATCAGGTCGACGAAGCTGTGCGCGGCATGACGGGGCCGGAAAGGGACGCGCTTGCCCAGGGCGTTCGCTCCAGGCTCGATGACGCCATGGCGAATGTCACTCGCACGGTGCAGGATGGTGACACCGGCGCGCGCGAAGCGGTGAAGGCGATCAAAGACCTGTCCAGCCGCGCCAATCGCGAAAAGCTGACAGCAGCGATTGGCAAGGACAGGGCCGACGCGCTTTTTGAAGAAATCGACCGCGCGGCGACGTCCTTCGATCTGCGAGCGTCTGTCGCCGAGAACAGCAAGACCTATGCGCGTCAGGCGACAGATCAGCGGGTGAAAGACCTAACCGGCCCCGGTGCTGTAGGCAAAGCTGCTCAGGGCGAGCCTATCCAGGCTACGAAAAGCATCGTGCAGGCGCTTACCGGCATGACGCCCGAAAGGATCAGGGGCAGGGAAGACGCTATCTATTCTGAGATCGCGCGCCTTCTAACGCGGCAGGGCGGGGCAGGGCAGGACGTCTACAGTGCCGTTGGCAGGATCGGCCAGACTGACCAAGCCACGCAAATCATGTCTGATCGGATTGCCCGTGCTCTGCTTGGGTCGCGCTTCTCTTATCCAGCCGCCACGCTATCAGCAGACAGCACGCGCCAATAGCGCCGCAAAGCAAGAGAATGGGCAGCAAAGACCATTCTGATGTCGCAGTCCTAAGTCCCCAAAAGATCCCTGCGCATACGATAGCGGCGACGATGGTGCCGAAGATTGCAGCCTGTTGTCTAGCATCCATCAGCGGAATCTAACCGAAACCAAATCCACCAGCAATGTCGATTTCAAGGCCGTCCTTTAGGGCGGCTCTTCTGCATGGAGAATGCAAATGCCTCGGGATTCCAGCGGGAATTATAGTCTTCCAAACGGCTATCTGGCTGTGACCGGGCAGACCGTGCAGGCTTCCCAGCACAATCCTCCGCTGGAAGATCTGGCATCGAGCATGACCAACTCGCTGCCGCGGAATGGCGCCGCTCCCATGACGGGCAATCTGCCGATGAGCGGGTTTCGTGTCACCGGCATGGCTGACGGCATCAACGCCACTGATGCAGCCACCAAGCAGCAGGCGGAGGCGTCAGGCGTCCCAATCGGTGGTGTGGTGGAATTCGCGGGCGCTGTTGCCCCTGTCGGTTGGCTGCTTTGTTACGGCCAAGCCATTTCACGGGTGACCTTTGCGGCACTATTCACGGCGATCGGAACCGCCCATGGCTCCGGCGATGGTTCAACCACCTTCAATATCCCCGACTATCGGGGCCGCGTCGGGGCTGGGAAGGACAACATGGGCGGGTCCGCCGCCAACCGCATGACCGCTGCAACAGTCAATGGGGCCACCTTGGGGGCGGCTGGCGGGACTGAAACGCATGTTCTCACGGCGGCCCAGTTGGCTGCCCACACTCACGGCCCCGGCACACTGGTTGCGAACACAGCGGGTGCGCACACCCATACGATGAACATGACGACTTCAGGGGACGACAACCCCGGAGGCGGGAACAGCCGCATCTCGACTAGCGGCGGTGATTCCGGCTTCGTGAGCGTGGCGACATTCATCGCGGCGAACAGCAATGGCGATCACACTCACACGCTTGGGGGCGCCACTGCTGCGGCTGGCACTGACGCCGCACACCTCAACGTTCAGCCGACGATCATCATGAACAAGATCATCCGCACCGGCTGACCTTTTCCGCAAAAAACTCGAGCCTGCACGCCGCCCATTGAGGCGGCTTTTTTATGGAGCCCGTCCCCTTGGCCAACATTCGCATCAATGCCCTTCCGAGCGAAGCATCCCCGACCAAGACTGAGGTTTTGGCTATCGATGGGGCGACGACGCGCAAGACGACGATCGAGGCCGCAGTCTTGATTGGTCGGCCTGCGGCTTCGCAAGCGGAGGCAGAGGCAGGAACTGAGCCTGTAAAGGCCATGACGCCATTGACGACGGCGCAGGCTATTGCGGCTCAAGGATCGGCTCAGTTCGCCTCTGCGGCGCAGGGTGCCCTTGCCGATACTGCGGTCCAGCCGGCTCGTGCGGTGAATACCGGAACAGGGTTGACCGGAGGCGGCAATCTCAGCGCCGACAGAACAATCGCGCTTAATGCGGGGTCCATCGCCTCGCTGGCTCTGGCTGATACTTCGGTGCAACCGTCTCGGACGATTGCCGCAGGCGCAGGCATGACTGGCGGTGGAGACCTATCCGCCAATCGCACCTTGGCGCTTTCCGGTACGTCGCTAGCATCTCTCGCGCTGGCGGATACTGCGGTTCAGCCGGCGGCGATCAGGGAAAAGCTCACTGGCAACCGTACCTATTATGTCCGAACGGATGGTTCCGATTCTAACAATGGCCTTGCCAACACATCAGGTGGCGCCTTCCTGACGATCCAAAAGGGGATCAACACCACCTTTGGCCTCGATCTAAACGGGTTTGTCATTACCATTCAGGTGGCCGATGGCACCTACACTAATGGCGTTATCGCGATCGGCATGCCAGATGGCTCTACTGCCTCCAATCCAATCGTAATCCAGGGCAACACTACAACGCCGGGCAACGTCATCATCTCGACGACGAGTGTCAATTGCTTTGTCGCCGCGAGCGGTGCGCGCCTGTACATCGACGGGTTCGAGGGGCGGACAACGACCTCTGGCAACGTCCTGTATGCTACAGGGGCAGGGAGCGAGATTGTCTACAATAGGTTCCGGTTTGGTGCCAGCGCAGGCTTTCATAAGTGGGCGCTGTACGCGTCCCTGATTTCCAACGTGGGAGACTTCAGCATTGTCGGCGGGGCCATCGGGCACAGCCACATCACAGGCGCGTCCAGCGAGATCGTGCGGTCGTGCACTGTCACGCTAACGGGGACGCCTGCTTTCTCCAGTTTCTTCGCTGGGTTGGCGTCATCAGCCAACATCGAATATCAGCAGCCCACGACGTTCTCGGGGGCGGCCACTGGACCTCGTTTTCTCATTCACGACAACGCGTCCATTTTTGCAGCGGGCAAGGACACGCGGTATCTCCCCGGCAGCGTCGACGGACGGGTATATGGCAGTGGCACCTTCACCGACTACACCGAGCCATATGAGAGCTACCAGGTTCTCGCGTCAGACTTCGCTCTTGCTGATGTAGCGACGGCCCAACAGCTATTCCCGGCAGCATCTGACATCCTGAATCTTCTCCCGGGCGAAATGTACATGGTCGAGGCGTACTTCCTCATCACGCGCGCGGCCGGCACTACCTCGCACACTGTTTCATGGGTCCCGGGTGGCGCAGTCGGCACCGGTGGGTCAGCCACGTGGGACTTCATGGTGTCCAATCCGACCGGAGCTACGCTTGGCAACGCTCAGCAGATTTCGAGTTCTGATCTAAGCGCAGTGGTGCTGACGGCGGCAAACACTTCCGCCACCGAACACATTCGAATTCGGGTCCGCGGTATCTGGCGGGCAGGCTCGACGACCAGCATCTTCCAGCCGAACATTCAATACTCGGCAGCACCTGGCGGGGTGCCGACGGTCAAGAAGGATAGTTGGATGCGAGCGATCCGGCTTGGAAAGTCTGACATTAGCGCCGTCGGCATCTGGACCTAGCCAATATTGAAGATAAGCTGCGAGTAACACTGGAACTGACGACCAAAGGCTTTGATATGATTTTCAACCGACGACAATTGATCGTCGGCGCGGCGGCCGGCCTCTTTGGTTCGCAGGCGCTCTCGGCTCCAGTTCCAGACATTACGATGTTTGGTGGCGCATCTGGCGGCCCGCCGAACAATGATGCGTTCGAAGCGGCGAGGCGGGCTCTCCCGCCGGGGAGCATTCTTGGGTTTCCGGGCGGGGAAGGTGATGTCTACCACTTCTCATCGATGCCACCGCTGTTCGGGTTGGTACTCGATGTCGACGAAGGCGTAAGCTTCACTGGCTCAGTCCGCCTCTACCCCGACCGTCTGCTGGCGGTGAGGGAGTTCGACATCCGCTTTACCGACTACGGACTGGATTTTGTCTATCGCGTCCCTGCCCATGGCGAGGCGCTGCAGCCCCTGCACACCGCAGAGGATTACTCTAGGTCCTATACGTCGATCGCCCCTACGTCGCTCAACCTCCTGACCTTTGGCGTGCTCAACCGCTTGAATTGGTCGCCGGAGTATGGCGCGGCGCGGACCGAAGACGGCGTTTCCTGGCAGGTGGCTGCGGGGCGAGGCCGAAGCGTCGCCTTAGCCCCGGTTAGCTCGGGCGATTTGCTCTCCGGTTCGTTCGCCGGACTGGATAATGCACCTGATCTCTGTGCTGTTGTGCGCACTTTGCATGGCGCTTCGACGTTCACCGCGTCTTCGAAAGGAGGCACTGGCCGGTACAGCCGCTTCGATGCAGGGCCTGCCGAGCAGGTTCCCGCGTCTTGGTCCGGTTTGGGCGAGCATGCCAGCTATGAAGCAGCCAATTCCGTCTGGGGCCTTGCAGTTGACGGGGACGAGTGGATCGTTAGCCTGAACGGAGTGCCGGTGGGCAAACCCATGTCTGCCGGCGCGCCGATCATCGAGGCCGGTTTTGGTTGCTCTACCGACAAGCCCACGGCGAAAGCCGCGTTCAATTACTGGACGAGGTCCAGGGCATGAGACTGCTGCTTATTGGCGACAGCAGGACCGCGCCGGGCACTGGTTCATGGCCTGAGTACTTCGCGTCATATGCGGCCTCGCATTTTGGGACCGTCGTTGGAGAGGTCGTCAACTATGCAGAGCCGGGGCATTGGTCCCACCACCAGCGGTTAAAGATCCAAGAAACCGGCTTGCCTGGTAGATTTGACTTCGCGGTTATCAGCATCGGCACCAACGACATTCAAATTGGTGCGACGATCCAGCAGTCGAAGGACAATCTGAACGCCATCATCGACGCCTGCCAGGCTGCCTCCGATCAAGTGGTGCTGATGGTCCCCTCTCTGTTCTATGACCGAAAGACTGGGAACCCCAAGGCTGCAAACACCAGTCGATATGAAACAGGCGCCCAACTCAGGTCGATGCAGATGCACCTAGCCGCCAAGCGGGGGCTTCGGTTGATCAACCTGATGAATGTCTTGGGGCCGACGGTCTATTCGATCGACAGGGTGAGTTCGGAACCGCAACTGTTCGACAACATCCACTACACCTTCTACGCCGCCCGCAAGATAGGCTGGCATGTCGCCGCAGCTCTGGTCGAATGGTCGAAGCAGCCCTTGCAGCGCTAGACCGCAAACAAATCGACAATCCCTGAAGCCCAGCCAACCCGCACCCAGCGGGAATGACGGCATCTGACACCCACAATCTGAGGAAACCCCATGGACCGTAGCAAGTTCTACGCGGCCTTGCGCGCGCGCTCGTCTGGCGTGTTCGGAACGTCGCTTTCTCAAAGCCAGGTGAACGGCACCGAGCAGATACTGGACGAGGCACAGCGCCGTGGCACACCGCTGCGGCACCTCTCCTACATCTTGTCGACCACCTATCTGGAGACTGCGCACACCATGCAGCCGGTCCGCGAGAGAGGCGGAGAAAACTACCTTCGGTCCAAGCCCTATTATCCATGGGTTGGCGAAGGGCTGGTGCAAGTCACCTGGGAAACGAACCACCGCAAGTTCGGCGCCACGGCACCGGGCCAGCTCATGACCTGGCCGATTGCCCTGAAAGCTCTCTTCGACGGCATGACCAAGGGCATGTTCACCGGAAAGAGGCTGGATGACTACATCAAGGGCGACCGCTGCGACTATGTCGGTGCGCGCCGCATCGTCAATGGCACCGACCGCGCCGAAGATCTGGCCGACTATGCCAAGACTTTCGAGAAGGCATTGAGGGCCGCGAACTATCTCGGCGTGGCGCCGCAGCCGCGCCCGATGATCCCCGAGAGCACCACCCCTAAACCCAGCGTTCCCAAGGCTTCTGAGCCGAAAATGCCGCCTCCGGTCACCACCCCAGCCGAACCCGCCAAGGGCCTGGCCTTCTTCCTGCAACTCGCTGCCAAGGCCGTCGCTTGGGCCTTCTCCCGAAAGGATCACTGACATGACCGCAGTCATCGTTCGCATCGGCTTGCGTTATGGCGCGGGCTATCTCGTCCTCAAGGGTCTGCTGTCGGCTGAAGACGGCGCCAACTTCGCCGCCGATCCCGATATTCAGATGCTCGCCGGGGCCGGCATGGGTGTCATTGCCGAGGGCTGGTATTGGGCTGCTCGCAAGTTCGGGTGGGCGAAATGATCGGCCCCAATGGAAGTGCTGGCGGCTATGTGTGGGGCATCTCTAGCGCGGACGTCCCCGGCCACGAGATGCGAGCCTGTAATTGCATCGGCCCTCAGAATGGCGCGCCCGCGTGCCCGTGCATGCTCCCAGAGCACAATCGTCGAGAGCAGGGGAAGCTGGCTCTTGAGATACTGAGGCGCGCGACACGTAAGCCTCGTGTCAGGGTGCCTGCCGGTAGGCGAGAGGTGGCATGATGACCATCCTCGGCTTCCTGATATCCAATCCGACGCTGCTGGCGATCATGGGTGGTGTGGTCACTGTTCTGGTCGCATTCCTGAAGGGCAACAGCCGCGGTGCTCTGAAAGAACGGGCCAAGCACGAAGCCGAGCAAGCCAAGGCGCGGTCGATTGCCGACCAAGTCGACAACGACATCGGCGCGCTTCCGCCCGATAAGGCTCGCCAGGAGCTAAAGAGATGGTGAGGCGACTGGTCGATCGGATCGTCTGGCTTCTGGTGCTGGCGGGCTTCCTTGCCGGGCTGGCGGCCTGCACGACGGCAAATGGATCGTTCTGCGACATTGCGAAGCCGATCAGGCTGTCTGACGCTGCCGTCGACGCTCTTTCAGATCAGGAAGTCGCCGCGCTACTCGCGCACAATCGCAAGGGGGCAAAACTGTGCGAGTGGAAAGCAGGATGAGCGAACGGAACATGGATATGGACGGAGATCTACGTTCACGTGTGGTTTCTCTCGAGCATCAAGGCGCAACCCGCGATCAGCGCTTGACCGCGCTCGAAGCCTGGCAGCGTCAAAGCGATATCGCTGACGCCCGCAAGGATGAGCAGTTCAAGCACATGGACATGCGGTTTTCGACGCTCGATGCCAAGATCGACGGCGTCAGCGGCACGCTCAACTGGATTGCCAAGCTGGTCATCAGCGGCATCATTCTGGCCATCGTCGCCTTCATGATGGGTGGCGGCTTTAAGCTGCCCTAACCATTATGCACTATCTCCGAAGCGGATGTCTCTCGGTTTCTCTGCCATGCTCGCCTCCCGTTCGGAGTGAAGCACTGCGGATTGAAACCGGCAATGTGATTTGACGGCAAGGGCTGGTGTTCTTATTCCGTTCTAATGTCCATTGCGCTCGACCACATCCAGGCCCTGATCGACCACCCACACACACTGCGGGCGCACTGCAACCGCTGCCGGCATCACACAGTGCTGGATCTGCAGAAACTAGGCGAGCGGCTGGGCCTCGGTCACTCCACCATGCATGACGACCTGACGCCGAAGCTCAAGTGCGAAAAATGCGGCGGCAAAGATATCGGGCTGACACTCAGCCATGGCACTGAGAAGGACCGGCCGAACCCGTTCAAGAACAATGCGAACAGCCGCTGGGCGACGTAGGTTGTTAATTGGCACGCATGTTGTGCCACAAAATGCGCCCCAAACGGTGCCACAAAGCTGGAAAATTATGCAATAAAAACAGCTTAGCTAAGTAGAAGTGGTGCGGATGATACGCCCCCTACTTAGCGGGCGCGCCTCTCCGTAAGATATTGAAAAACCAATATCTTTTCGTGGGTTGTATTTCTCGTATTGCATCAATCTATATTTTGGTGCCACAGATTGTGCCACAAATTGTGCCACACCTTAGGCGCCCATAAATGCGGAATAGCAGAAACGAACAGGATCGTCACCTGATCCTGAGGCGGGGAATTTATCATTACAAGCGGCGGGTGCCGGCTGTTGTGGCCGACATGGATGCCCGCTCGCCTCATGTTCGGGCCTCCCTGAAGACTGCGGATCTAGCTCTGGCACGCAGCAAGCGCGATGCGCTCGAAGCGGCGGATGACCAGCTATGGGCGGCCATGATAGCCGACGAGCCCCGTGCTGCAGCGCAAGCAAGGTACAAGGCCGCGGTGAAGCGCGTCGAGGCCATGGGCTTCAGCTATCAGCCGGCCAGTGAGATCGCCACTGCGGATCTGCGGGACGTGGTGTCTCGGCTAGAAGCGGTCATGGACGAGCGGACGCCGGTTGCGACCAACCGGGCCGTTCTGGGGACCGAGAACGTTCCGCCGGTGACCCTGACGGCTGCGTTCAAGGTCTACACTGACGAGATTGTCCACGACGAGTTGCAGGGCAAGAGCGAGAGCCAAAAGCGCTCCTGGAAGAAGGTCAAGCAGCGGGCCGTGAACAACTTCGTCGATCTCGCTGGCGACAAGGCTATGCCGGACATTACGCGCGCTGACGGCCTCAAGGTTTACACCTATTGGCTGGAACGAATTGCGCCGAAAAAGGGGAAGCCGACGCACAAGCCTACGTCCGGCAACCGTGATCTCGGGAACCTGCGAGGGCTTTACGAGAGCTACCACAAGCATATGGGGGTAGAGGTCAAGCAGAACCCGTTCGACGGCCTTGGCTTCGCCGAGAAGACGAAACGATCGCGGCCACCTATCCCAACCGAGTGGATCAAGACGAAGCTTCTGGCCGGCGACGGCCTGACAGGGCTGAACACTGAGGCGAGGGGCGTGCTGCTTGCCATGATCGAGACCGGCGCCCGACCGAGCGAGTTGTGCAACCTGCAGAAGACCGAAATCTTCCTCGATGTCAAAGTCCCATACATTCGCATCGAGCCGCGCGAGGGCCACGACAATCCCCGCGAGATTAAAACAGAGTCGTCCGTGCGATCGATACCGCTGGTAGGCGTGGCGCTGGCTGTGTTCCGCGCTTTCCCAAATGGCTTCCCGCGCTATCGTGACAAAGAGAACAGTCTCACGACGGCAATCAATAAGTACCTGCGCGAAAGCGAACTGCTGCCATCCGACAAGCACACCTTCTACAGCCTTCGGCATTCGTTTGAGGATCGGATGAAAGAGGGCGGGCTCGACGAGGAGCTACGTCGGGGCCTCATGGGCCATACTATTCAGCGGCCGAAATATGGTAGCGGCGGCGCGCTAGCCTGGCAGCGAGACGAGCTCAATAAGATTGCTCTGCCTTTTGATCCAGGGATCGTCGAGCACGCTCAAACACGTCGGCCAAATCGTCGTGAGACCGACGAAGCGCGTCAGCCTCCCTCTCAAGCCTCCTGAATATCGGAAGCATACGGGGCGCGTGCTCGCGGTCCTGCATCATGATCACCGCCAAGCGATCGAGGCACTTCTCGATGCGCTCGAGCGTGATTGGGGCGTCGTCGGGACGCGATTTTGCGACCCGCGCCCTCGTCATTCCGCCTTTTCCTTCTGTGCAGAGACGGGGGAGTTGGCGAGTTCGAGCAGGACATCGGCATGGCACGGCTGATCGAGCCGGCACCAGCAGGCGAGGTTCTTGCCGCGAAGAGCCGTCACCGCTTCGCATCTGAGTTTTTCTTGCGCGGGCTGCTCGATCCACAATCGGAAGGCTGCAACAGACAGTTCTGTGGCTTCCGCCTTGGTATCTCGGAGCCACATAGCCGGGCCTTCCCAAGTCCCGACTATCCAGATATCGGTCGTCTGCCTCATCGTTGTCGATGTGCCTTTGACGATAGGAAACGGGTTCCCCCATCGACCGGGCCGCGTCACCTTCACGGTGTTCTCGGGCATCTTCCAGCCGCGCTTGCGTGAAAGCTGGACGCGCACCGGCTTCATCTCCACCCTTCTAGCCATTTGCTTCACCCTCGGGTGCGGGGCGGCGCTGAATCTCGTTCCAATTGCGAACGACGCGCGTCTTTGACCACGACCGCGACATCACCCGGGGCAATATGATCCCGTAAGGGTGGTCTTTGGGGTCTTGGGATTGGCCGCATTCGCAGGTGATGATGAATGGGCCAGTACCGTCGTCATACCCGTCATACCCGGTTCGTATGTTTGGCCGCCGCCCGCATCTGCATTTGCGGACATAGTCCAGCCGAACGCCGTTTGCGCGCGTCTCACCCATTTCGATCTTCCTTATTGAGGAGGCGGGAGGGCGCCTTCGGAAGAGGTTGCCAGTGGGTTGGGGCGTGCCAGTTGATCTCGCTCACCGGGCCGGCGTGGTATTCGCCATAGCTCGTGCCAGCCCACCACCAATCGCCGTTGTCGTAGTGCTCGGGGTCGAAGTATGCTTCGCCAACGTGGAAGTCGTCTTGGTCCTTGGTTGGCACGGCAATGATGACCGGCGTGCCGTCCCTCGGCGCCGTCTCGATATCCTGCCAGCCACCCTCCTCCAGCGCCTTCTTCCGCGTCTCTGCTAGTAGGGCTTCGGCTTCAATTGCGCGGGACTTCCACTCGACAGCGCGGTCAAACGCATCTCGGAGATGCGAATTGGCGTCCCGTTCCGCCTCTGCTGCGGTAAGAGCCTCTTGGAGGCGGGTGATTTCGGATGCGTCCGTTTGGAGTTGGTCTACGACCGCGTCGATTAGGTTGGCCTGAATGCCGCACTCCTGACAGGTGAACGACGATGTCGCCTTTTGCAGCCATTCCTCGCGCAGCCGCTCTATAAGCTCACTCATGCTGATCTCCGGACCTTCATGTCTTTTGAACAAGCGGGGCAAAACGCCTTGGTGGCACCCTCCTTGAAGGTCCAGCCGGCTTTGCGTGCCCTTTGCAGACATACTCGTTCGTTGGGCCCGGTAAATTCACCCTGGCCATTCCGCAAAATTGGGCGGTGCGGGCACTTCGAACCAAATGCATCGTCTCCGGTGTCGCAATAGAGATCGAGCGAATAGCAGCCGACCAGCATCTCACCCCTCCCCCTGTGGAGCGCTATCCTGCGCGCCGGTACTAGGGGCGGAGAGAGACTTACCGTGCCCTGGATGAAAGCCGAATTCGCGCGCAGCCTCGGCACGAGCGGCGATGGCGACTTCGAGTGTGTCGAAGTATCCGAGGTGCTTGCTCCGCCCATCGATCTTGATCTTCGCTTGCCATTTGCTGTCGCGCTTAGACCAGCGGACGCCGATCACACCTCTGGTGTTGGTGCGCGGCATAGACTGGTTGCGCCCGTTCTCGGCGTGCGTGACAAGGCGGAGATTGACAACGCGGTTGTCAGATCGATTGCCATTGATGTGATCTATCTGCATGCCTCCTGGGATGTCGCCGTTTGCATAAATCCACACCATCCGATGCTCCCACCACGACTTCCCATCGATGTAGATGCGGCGATAGCCCTTACCCTTATCAAGGGCACCAGCGACTGTGCCTGCGTAGCGAGAGTTCCATCGCTTCCAACCCCAAATCGTCGCGAAATGGTCGGCCGGTCGAGTCCGCCAGATCAGAACGCCGGCGTCGGCGTCGTGCTCGAACAACTCGTGCAGCCTGGCTTTTGTTGGCTTATGCATTGGGGGATACCTCACCCACAGCCGGGGAGCGGAGGGCGGCGCGGTAAACGCGGATGAGTTCCCTCATTTCGTAACGCGTGACGCGGCCCGTTTGCTCGTTCCAGGCGCACACGTTGATCGTGTCGAGGTCTTCTTCCGAAAGCTTCAGGTCCCCCACAGGCGCTGAGACTGGCGTAGGAGAGGCAGGATCGAGTTTGTCGATGACAGCCATCATCCATGTAAAAACGGCCTTGGCCTGTTCTTCATACGCCATCCAGTTGGGCAGCGGCTCGTTGTTGGAGCCGCAAATCTTGCCGAGAGGGGCATCCTCGTCGGGGTCTTCGCCGTACGATAGGCTGATTACCTTCGCTATGGCTTGGACGTTGTATTTGGCGTCTGCTGCCGAGATTGGCGCGGGGCTTGGGGCGGAGACTAGCGCAGAGCGGGTTTCGAAGTCGGCCTGCGCCAAGGCGACAGCACCGTCAAATGTATCGGCTTCTGCTCGGAAAACCTGCGCTATCCCCCTCCATCCGATAGCGGTCCACTTGCCCAGAGCCTTAATCTCGTAGGTGAGCGGGCCGCGAGAAACGTGTCCCCGATACGCGTCGCAGTCCCACTCCAGCGCCTTTACCGCCGGCTCTCCTGCAGGTGCTGGGGCGGAGCGGAGGTAGACGGGCTCGGAAGGCCAGCCATCTGGTTTGTTGTTGCTATACACCCAGCCGCTTATTGAACTATACCAGCGCCAGCCGACCGGCACATAAGTGACGACGGCGGCTCGGCCAGCGTCCCATGCGCGGCGCATGTCTTCTGTGAGCCAATCGGGCAGATGGTTAAAGTCACCGTCTGCGTTCATCATGGTTTTGGTGAACCACGCCTTGAACTCGTCCGCGTCTTCCAGTGTCTTGTCTAGCTCATGCATGAGAGGAGCCCTCCGCTTTGGCGGCAGGGCGTTTGCCATGATTGGCGTGAAAGCCAAATTGGCGGTCAGCCTTGGCACGAGCGGCGGCTGCGGCTTCGAGGGTGTCGAAGAGGCCGAGGTGCTTCTGCCTGCCGGCTATCCTGATCTGCGCTAGCCACTTTCTGGCACGCTTGTTCCAGCATACGCCGAGGACGTCTGAGGTGTTGCGGCTTGGCATGGACGAATTTCGGCTGTTCTCAGCGTTCGTGACAAGGCGGAGATTGTCGAGCCGGTTATCATCGCGATTGCCGCTTATGTGGTCGATTTGTATACCGGCAGGGATCGGGCCGTTGGCGTAAATCCAGATTAGGCGATGAGCCCGTTGCATCTTGCCGTCCACGCCGATTAGGCGGTAGCCACTTTCGTTAACATAACCAGCGCTTGTTCCGGCAAAGCGCGCGTTCCAAGTCTTACCGGCGTTAACCGAAGCGAAAACCTCAGCCGCTCGCTCGCGCCAAATCAGTTGCCCGGCCTCGGCATCGAAGTCGAACAACTCGCGAAGGTGGGCTTGTGCCGGTTCATTCATGTGCGTGTCCTCGCTTCGATAGGCGCGAACAACCGGCGAGCAGACGGAACCGGCAGCTTGCCGGATGCCTTGGCCTCGCGTTTCGCGGATTGGGTTGATTTCGGGAAGGGACGACCCTGCATCTTGGGGGCGTCGAAGGTGATGCCGAGGTGCTTTGCCTCGCGCCGCTTGGCCTCTGCGATGTTGCCCTGGTCGATCACTGTTTTCGGCTTATGGCAGCAGTCGACGCCGAGCAGCTTGCCATCGTCGCATGTCAGCTTGCGCGACTTGTCGATCTGGAGCGCATCGGGGTTCGTGTGATCGACGTGATACGGCTTCTTGCCCAGAACGAGGCCGCAGCCTTCACATGCCACGACGCCATTGACTGTCGCGCGGTGAACGATCTGGACATAGACGGCCTTGGAGAACTCGCGACGGGCCATCAGAGAAAGCCCCGCTCGGAACGGCCAGAGTGTGCACAAATCGCGTCAATCTGCTCCCTGTCGTCCGTTTCGTCTGCGGGGCCGTTTTCTCCATCCACGTCGAGTTGAACATAGGGCCCCTCCGCAAAAAGTTCGCAGCGGCTGGCGTTCGTCTTGGGCCAGTTGTCAGTGGCGCCCTCACGGGTCCAATCACAGGGCTCGTCGGCCTCGCCGTCCGCTAGATGAGGATTGCGATCCTTTGCGCAATTGACCGTAGTGTTTTCCCAAGTGTAGTTCGAATAGCCATATCCTCGGCTATAGAGAAACTTGCACCCGACACAGCTAGCCATCAGTACGTCTCCAACAGCCGCTCGCGGTCAGCCCTGCACAGGTCAGGCAGGATTTCCGCAAGGTGCGAGACAAGCGCGGCGTGAACCTGCGCGTTGACCTCGGCCATGAGTTCTTTGGTCTTCCGTTCCTGCACGATGAGATATGCGATGGTCTGTGATCGGGCGTGAGGGAAGCGCTTGGCATATTCGAGTGCGGTCATGCTGCTTCCTTTTGCTCACGGTCTTTGGGCTGGGTGAGGACAACGCCACGTTCTGAAAAGTAGCGGTTGATGCCGTCCAGATAGGCGTTCTTCTGCTTGGTGTTCATCATCCGCGTGATGGGGAAATCCAGGGGCTCCATCATGCAGGCCAGCTTCTGCTCGTAGGGCAGGGGCTTGATGATCTGATCGTACCGCTGGCGAAATGCCTCGTTCTCTTCGCGGAGGATCGGGACGCCGATGGTCAGCTTGCAATAGCCGCGCCATTCCTCGGCAGTGGTGTCGCCCATCTGCTCGGCTATCTCGGTCATCCATTTCCGCTGGAGCTTGTTCTGGTGGAAGGTCCGGTGCTTGCCGGCAGTCGTCGTCACTGTGAACGGCAGCTTGTGGCTCTCGATGAAGCGGATGAGCATCTTGCGCTCGTATTCGTTCTCGATGATGCGGTCAGACATCAGAATGGCACTTCGTCTGGGTTTGGATCGCCTGCGCCGTATGATCCATCATCAGGCTCGGGATCGGCCTTGCGTGCCTCTTGCTTGCCGCCCTGTAGGGTGATCTCGTTGGCGCGAACTGTGAGGTAGGTTTTTCCCTCAAGCTCGCGCTTGCCAAAGTCGCCTGACACGGTGACGGAACCGCCCTTTTTGAGGTGCGGTGTCAGGGCTTCGCCGCGCTTGCCCCAGAGCGAGCAGTCAAAAAACAGGGTGCTTTTCCGCTCGCCATAGCCGTCATCGACAGCGACAGAGAAGCCAAGAACGGGCTCGCCGTTCGGCGTCCTGCGAAACTCGGCATCCCTTG